TTAGCATACCCATACGAATCGTCTTGACAACATCGAGCCCATGAGAGGCCCAACGAAGCAGAGTAGAGTTTAGACTCCCGTACTCTGTACTTACCGACGTTTTTGTAGGTTCTACTTCGAGACCTAAGTCCCCGACAATCCCCATCCAGGCCTTGCTAAACGATAGCTCGGACTGGAAGAGGATATCATCTCCGTTGATCAGGACCGGAGTCCCCTCGACCCCAGAGACATACTCAGCGTACCTGAACGCTATGTAGTTCTGGAGGCACAATAATGGGAAGCAAAGATAGCTCCCCATCATTTGGCCACGGGTCGGGATAAAGGTTGAGACCAATCCTTCATCATCTTCGTACGAAAGCGAAGGTCGCTGGGCGGCCAAGGCATATCGGAAGACGGAAGCTGGCACGCGCTTGGAATTGCTCCAAGCCACGTCTAGGATTGTCTCTGCGACCTCGATCGAGAGATTGTCGGTGGCAGACTTATAGTCACCACTGGTGAGAGGTTCATCCCTCGCGCGGTTAAAACCCGCATTTCGCAGCTTATCAGCCGTAATCTCGCCCCTTAAAAGCCATGGTTGCTTCGACAAAGTGTCGTACAACAACCCATGGAGTGGGCGGAGAGTGGCGGCCTCGGAAACGAACCTCGTCAAAGGACGAGGCTTCCCGGAAGAGTCCACGAGAAGCAATTCACCCTCAAGAGAGCCCGGTAGGGGCAGATTGAGGGACTCCTGCCACGCTTGCTGACCGGCGGACGCCAACTGAGAAAGTTGACCGCCGTGCTTGCGTGATTGGCCAATGCAGGAGCCAAGAGAAGGTGAAAAGGTAGAAACCTTGCTACCCCATCGGAAATCCCAACCTTTCGTAAAAATCTCAGCTGAGACTTTACGAGCGAAGGAAAGGTAACCGACAGGCAAGGATGGAGGAGGGCGAGAAAGCCGGACCCGGAGGTCCCCTAACATGCCGTGCTTCAAGCACTTACAAGATGCTGGCAAAAGTTTCTTAATTGACTGAAAAGCCATCTGGGCCTCTTGTGAGGCTCCGTCGAGCTCAACAGACAAAAAAATCTTCAATTGCTTTAGCAAATCAGCACAAGTGTGTATGCGAGAAGGGCAGAACGTGGGGTAAACACCGGGGTGAATTCGGCGAACGGACGAGGTGGCGCGCTGGACCACGAGTGTGGTACGGGCCATGAAATCGCGGCAAGGCCGCGGGGTTCCTTTGGGCAAGTAGAGGACAGATGAATATCGGTTGTTATTGTAATATCTGGTGTCTGTCATACTTACTAAAGGGGGATGAGGG